TCTCTCGTTGCGTTACGCGGTCAGTTGGGGCGAGTTATTCGTCCGGGACCACCGCGGGTTCGTCGGGGTTCTGGGTGCGCTCGATCAACTCGATCTCGCCGTCCTCGTTGACCCGGTAGCTGCCGCCCTTGCCGGCGGCGAAGTCTTCTGCGCTGGACATCAAATGCTCCTGATCGTGGTTTGCGTGACGTACTCGTCCTGCCAGAACAGCACCTGGTCGTCGAGCTCCAGCAGGGCGCCACCACCGAACTCGTAGGGGGCGCTGGCAGCATCCGGGGCCCAGCCGAGCAGGTGGCCGCGAATGGTGTCGCGCAGGGTGTCCATGCTCTCGTGCGCCGCGCCGCCGATCGCGTCGCGCTTGTTCTGCACCGCCAGCACCACGCCGATGCGCAACGTGATCTCCTGCTGCACCACCGCGGTCGCGAACGGGCTCGGCTGCGCGCTCTCGACCAGCGGGAACACGAACACCGCCGGGGTGCCGCGCAACCCGCCCTGGGCGGCCGCGACGTAGCCCGCCGCCCCGGCGACGTTTCCTTTCAGGGTCGGCAGCTCCAGCAGCCGGCTGACGGTGGACGACAGGTCCATCAGTAGTCCTGCAGCGTGGTGCTGCTGAAGACGCGATCCGGGCCGAACATCTCGACGCCGCCCACGCTGGCCGTCGGCTCGCCGCCCGACCCGCCCAGGCTCAACCCGGCCTCGCCCGAGCCGATGGCGCGCAGCAGGCGCACCGCGGCGTCGTAGCGCCGCTGCACCAGATCGGGCGCCACGATCCCGTGCAGGTGGTAGCGCGCGAGGTCGCAGGCCAGCCGCACGATGACGTCGGGCACCGGCGCCAGCGGCACCTCGTAGCGCGTGGCGAGATAGCTGTCGATCTCGGCGTCCGCGTCGGCCAGCGCGCGGGTGACGATCGCATCGTCGATGGTGGCGCCGCTCTCGCGGTCGGTGAGCTGGGCGAGTTCATCGCCACCGAAGCGGCTCTCCAGATCGGCGCTGGTGGCGTACATGCGTTACTTCTTGCCTTTGCCGACCGGCGGCGAGGGCGGAGTAACGGCGGGCTCCGGCGCGACCGCCTCCACCACCGCCTCGACGTGACCGGCGGCGAGCGCGGCCGCGACCGCCTCCGGCTCGGCCGCGAAGCTGTCGCCCGGCCGATAGTCGCGGCCGAGCACCTCCACCGGCGCGCGCGCGATGTACTTCACGCCACCGCCGGGGAGATGAGGTAGCCCGCGATCGCCGAGGCGATGACCGGCGAGGTCTCGTCGGTGACCGGGTACGCCCAGCTCTTGTTGTTGCGCTCGTAGTACGGCTGCTCGACCACCGGCCGGCCTTGGAGGCGGTAGGTGTAGCCGAAGGACGGCCGCCCGGCCTGTGCCAGCGAGCCGATGTCGGTGTAGGCCAGGATGGCGTTCTTGCCCCACACGTCGACGAACGCATCGGATGCGTCGGCGTACACGGCGGAGCCGACCAGCACGCGCTGCACGCCGAACAGGCTGGCCAGCAGCTCGGGCGTCGGCACGTCGCGCCCGGTGTACTTGATGCGGTCGAGGATCTTGATGTGCTGGCGCAGGCTCTTCATGACCTGCGCGCCGACGACCAGGGTGTTCGGGTAGCGCCCGATGGTCGCCCGCACCGCTTCCTTGCCGGTTTCGATGTTGCCGATCGGATCGGAGTCGTCGAGATCGGACCACAGGGTGGTCCCCGACAGCGAAGTCAGCTTGTGGTTGGAGTCGTAGTTGCCGGCGGTGGTCGCGAGATCGGCCTGCGCCTTTTCCAGCAGGATCGCGATTTGGTCTTGCGCCATCGCCACGGCGCCGCGCCCGAGATCGATCCCCGGCGCGACATTTGCCTCCTCGTACAGCTCGACGGGCACGACGCCCTCGAGCGCGTACTGCGTCAGGGCGAACGAGCCGGAGCTGTAGCCGTACTGCACGCGCTCCGTGCTCGCGCCCGGAGCCCGCGCCGCGGCGGCGAGCCGGAACGACTCCTTGTTGAAGGAGATGATCTTGCCGCCGCGCTGCCCGACGGGCACGTAGGGGAACAGCGCGCCGCCGACGAACTCGGCGTTCTGGTAGCCCTGGGCGACCGTGGAGAGAACGGCATCGACCGATCCGCGGGCCTGGGCTGGAGTCATTTGAGGCATGGCGCGTGTCCTTTACGCAACGTTCTGGATGAGCAGCACCCGGATGAACTGGCCGGCGGCGGTCGCCGCCTCCAGCGCGATCCCCAGCTTGGCGCCCGAGGTCGCCCAGGTGACCGCGCGGCCGCTCGAGTCCGCCTCCAGCGTGTCGCCGGCCGTGATGGCCGCCCCCGCCTCGACGGGCACGATGCCCAGGTGATCGACGGTCAGCGTGCCGCCGCTCGCGGCGGCGCTACGCGCGACGCCGATCGCGTAGCCGTCGGCGCCGGTCTGCGCGCCCGCCTTGGTCACAAAGCGGTGGGCGGCAATGGTGCCGGTGGCGGTCACCGTGAACGGCAACAGCGGGATGGACGACAGCGACATGGGTCACGCTCCTTTCGACACGGCCTTGACGGCCGCGATGTAATCGACGTCCGCGTGGGCCGCCTGGTAGGCCAGCGCCTGCGCGTGCACGTCGGCGCTTTCGGGGCTGACCGCGTATCCGGGCGGCGCCGCAAACTGCGCCGCCGATGGTTGACCGGGCTCGCCGGCTTTGGCGTGCTCGCCGAGGCTGAACGCCACCGGCTGCTCGCGCAGGAACCGCTCGAACCATGCCCGCAGTGGCTCCCGGGTTTCCTTGCCCTCGGCGGCGAACGACACTTCCTGATTCGCCGGCAGCGCCGCGATGAAGGCGACCACGCCGGCGACGTGCACCGGCAGCAGGCGACCTTCCCGGACCCGCTCGGCGGCGAATGCCGCGGCGCCGATCCGGGCCACCTCCTGGGCGGCAGCGGCGGCCGCCTGCTGCGCGGCGGCGGTCCGGGCCTGCTCCTCCGCCAGCTCGGCCTCGAGTTCCTGCACAGATCGTTGCATTGCGACTCCCGTGGTTGGCGCCGGCATGTGCGCTGCCGGCTCGCGATAACTCGTCGCGGGGATGGGGCCCGCCGTGGCGGCCTCCATCTCCTCCCGCTCGCTCCTGGCGATGGATTCGAGCCCGCCGATCGACCAGTCGGGGACAACCTGGTCGGCAGCCTCGAGGCCGAACTTGGCGATCAGCCACTCGCGCAGCCGCCGGAACGTCGATGCGGCGACCCCGGCGACTTCACCACCAGTGAAATCGACGACGTCCTCGGCCGGCGCGGTGAACGCGGCCGCCTTGAGCCCCTTGACCGCCGGCGCGGCGGCGCCCAGGAAGCCGACGTGGCGCAGGTACCACACGCCCGGCTTCGGGTTCGACGGGGCGTCGGGCTTGTAGAACGACGCGCTGATCTTCTTGAAGCGCCCGGCGTTGACCATCTCCGCGAACGCGGGGTCGACCTGGTGCGGCTCCGCCTGCAGCGTGTTGGCGAAGGCGAGGCTGCGCACCCAGCCGTAGGCCGGCGCGTTGGTGTCGGGGTGCCCCACCACCAGCGGCGCCTCGGACAGCTCCGGGTCGTACGCGGCAGCTGCGCGCTCGAGGTCTGCGGCGGTAAACTCGATACGCTCGCCGCGCATGTCGGTATGCGCGCCGGGGCGGAAGATGTGCAGTCGTGGCATGCCGCCATCTTCGGCGGCCTGCCGGCGCGGGGTTAAGACGGAAGCCCTTCAGTGCCCCGATCTCGCGCGACCCCGGGCGCGCCCGTCGGGCCCGCGGAACCGGCTGGAACGGGCTTTGTCGGGCCGCGGCGCGCCAGGCGACCGAGGGCGGGCTCCGCCGATGCCATTTCGGCGCGATTTAACGGGGGGTTAACGGGGGTATCGCCGGTGGGTGGCTACCACCCTAGCTTGGCCGGGCCCTCGGCGGCTCCTGGGCCGTTTTAAGCGGTCGGGCATTTTTACAGCCGCCACATCCGCTCCAGCGTCGCCATCGTCACCGCCCGCACCCGCGCCCAATCGTCCGTCGTCAGACTCAGGAACGGCCGCGCCGGCAGCGTGATCTTGTACGGCCGCACCTCGCGCCACGTGGTCCGCGCCCGCCGGTGCGAGTCCTTGGCGAAGATCAGCAGCTTGCCGTCCCGCCGCAGCAGGTTGCCCTTGGCGTCGGTGCGGTGCCGCACGCGCAGCGAGTGCGGCGCCCGCTCGATCGTACCGCCAAAGTGGTGGATGCGCGCGTACGCGACGTTGGTCCCGACCTGCGCATAGTCCCGCCCCGACTCCTGCCGGATCGAGGCGGCAAGGCGCCCGGAGTCCTGCAGGATCTTCGCCCCCTTGCCCCGCAGCCGCCGGCGGCGCAGCGTCGACGGCTTGAGCGCGGCCCAGCGCGGCCGGCCCTGCTGCGCGAAGTTCTCTTCCACGGCGTCGTGCATCACGCCGGCGATCTCCGCCATGAGCGGCGTCAGGTCCGCCCCCGTGGCGAGCAGCTGGGCGAGGGCGGCGCGCACTTTGGCGTCGTCGATGTCGATGCGGACGATGGGTGCAGTCATGGCCGGCCTTGATCTTTCGTGGTGTCGGAGCTAGGATGGGAGCACTGATTGCGGTCGTACAAGCTTCCGCTTGACGCGTCCAAAGGAACCGCACAGTGGCCCAGCGTGATGCGGCGCGCTGGGCCTCTTCATTTGCGGCGGTACAACAGGAAGCCGCCCCGCTGCCGCGCGATGTAGTCGCGGCGCGCCTGCGGCGTGCGGTCCGGCTTGGCCATCATCGCGGTCGACCCGGTCCAGCCATCCGCGCCGAACTCGAACACGGTCAGCCCGTACTGCACGTCGGCGCCGGCGGCGGCGACGAGCTCGAAAGTCTTGAGGTAACGCCGTTTCAGCAGCCAGGTGCCGGGCCGGTCGCGCGATGCCTCCCAGTGCAGCCAGATTTCGTCCGGAGCCCGCACCGCATCCGCGAGCAGCGCCATGAAGGGGCCGCGGCCGTCCTTGCGCGACTTCCAATTCCCCGCGGCATCCTGAAATAGCGCCTCGTCGATCACCAGCGCGCCCTGCGCCACGTCGCGGAACACCACCGGCTTGCCGACGTCGGCGCCGAACTCGCGCAGGAACGCCCGCGCGTAGTCCTCCGGCGGCAGCCCCGGCGCCAGCAGTCGTGACGCCGGCACCACCTGCGGCGCCGGCAGATCGGGCAGCGCCATGCCAGCCGGGAAACTGCGCGGCAGCGTGTCCAGCGGCGGCGGCGCGAACGGCTTCTGCCAGGTGCCGCCCGGGTTGTAGTCCCAACCGAGGTCGGTCAGCAGCGTTACCCGCTCGCCAAGCGGACCGGGCACCGAGACGCCACGGCGCACGAGCTTCTGCGGGTCGACCTCGCCGGTGCGCGCATCGACCAGCGTCCGCCCCGGCACCGGCACGCTGACGATGCGGGCGTCGGTCTCCGCCTTGAGCCCGCGCGCGCGCAGATCCGCCCCGGACAACGCCCTCAGGCGGCAGCGGCAGTTCCAGCCGTTGGGCGGCGCGATCACCTCGAGCGCCGGGTCGTCGATCCGGAAGACGCGGCCATTGAGCGCCGCATGCGCCGGCCGCGTGCGCCCGTCCATCACCGCCACGTACTCCACGTACGGGCGCGCCGCGGCGTTGGCCTCGAAGGCCTTCCAGCGCCCGGCCGCATAAGACGTCTGCAGGTTGGTGCGGAAGATGGTCTCCAGCCGGCGCGGGCTGCCCTCCTGGATGACCTGCACCGCGCCGTCGGGGTCCACCACCAGCTTGCGGCCCCACCAGCCCTTGCGCTGCAGCACCGGCCCCAGCGTCTGCTTGAACCAGCGCTCGGTCTGGCCGGCCGCCAGCGCCTCGTCTACCGCCGCCCGGATGTCCTGCAGGATGTCGAGCCGCGTCGCCTTGGCCACGGTGAAGGCCCGGTCGTGCGCCTCGCGCCACGTGTCCCACCAGTTCCACGAGATGGCGTAGCCCTTGCTGCGGAAGTAGGCGATCGCCTCCTCAGGCGGCAGGGCGAACAGCGCGGCGAGGTCAGGCGCGGCCGGCATTGACCCGGCCCCACACCTCGGCCACGAACACCGCCCGCGCCAGCAGCTCGGTCAGCTTCGCGTCGTCCATCTGCGGATACCACTCCGCCATGTGGGCGACCAGGTCCTGCGGCGCCACGCCTTGTTCCAGCGCCACGAAGATCGGGCGGAACAGCGGCTCGGTCAGGGCCGCCCAGTCGGGGGCGGCGATGGCATCGAGCGCCGCCTGGTCGGGGAACGGCGCACCGGCCTCGGCGAAGGCCGCCCCGGCCGCGGCCGGTGGCGCGCTCGCCCCGGTGACCAGCGCCGGCTCCGGCGCCGGCTTTTCTTCCCACTCGCCGCCGTAGGTGTCGGTCACGTAGGCGAGCGTCGGGCGGAAGCCCATGTCGTAGATCTTGCGATCGCGCTCGGCCCGGGCGCCCAGATCCTCCGGCGCCTCGATCACCCGCCACACGGTGGGCAGCGGAGCGCCCGGCAAGTTGAACTCGACGATCCAGCGCACCAGCGTCTGGTTCAGCGTCTCCGAGAGCAGGTCGGCATCCCAGCGCGCGAGCTCGATCCGGACGTCGTTGTGCGATTCGGCGAGCCCGCTGCCGATGCCGGTCGCCTTCGGCGTCGTGGTGAGCTGCTCGCCCAGCACCGCCAGCGACATCTGCTCGTCCATGTAGCGGACCAGCTTGTCGTAGGTGTCGATCGACCCCGAGCGCTGCGCCTCGAGCAGCTCTACCTGGACGCTGTCGGGCATGATGACGCCGGCGTCGTTGGCCAGCGCCTCGAGCGCGGAGAGCAGCCGGGTGCGGTCGTCCTCCCCGGTCCCCGCCGGGTACCGGCCGAGCGCGGTGGGGGAGCCGAACTTGTCCGCGAAGGTCAGCCAGAAGGTGATGCCCTGGCGCTTGAACCACGCCGGCCAGAACAGGCGGGTTCCGAGCCCCAGGCCATACGGGTTGGCGTCCTTGCTGCCCCAGGCGTGCACCACGAACTTGCGCGCCGGCAACTCCTCGCCGTCCAGCATGTTCTCGAAGGTGAGCAGCCGTAACGCGCTGTCGACGTCGAAGACGAAGCGGCGCTGATCG